TTTATTCATTTTATTCATTTTATTCATTTTATTCATTTTATTCATTTTATTCATTTTATTCATTTTATTCATTTTATTCATTTTATTCATTTTATTCATTCATTCTAATAATATTTAAATATATATTTATATTGTAACAAACCAATTAAAATATTAAATATAATTAAGCACTTACACCATCAAAATATATATAAAAATAAAATCTTAACATGACTTCTAATGCAGACAAACAACATCTTGGTATTGTCATTTGCGGACATGTTGACGCTGGCAAATCTACTACTACTGGTCACCTTATTTTCGAATTAGGAGGAATTAGTGAAAGAGAAATGATGAAATTAAGGGAAACAGCCGACGCTGCTGGAAAAGGTAGTTTTGCGTTTGCTTTTTATATGGACAATTGCAAAGAAGAACGTGAAAGAGGTGTCACTATTCAATGTAGAACAAAAGAATTTTTTACTGATAAATATCATTATAGTATTATTGATGCGCCGGGACATAAAGATTTTATTAGAAATATGATTAGTGGTGCTTCACAAGCTGATGTTGCTCTTCTTATGGTACCAGCCAATAAAGGAGGATTTGAAACATCTATAGCAAAAGGTAATCACAAAAAAAATGAAGTGCAAGGGCAAACTAGACAACATGCTCGTCTTATTCATTTACTTGGCATTGACCAAATAATTGTAGGTATTAATAAAATGGATGCACCATCTGTTAAATATAGCGAAGAAAGATATCTTGAAATTAAAGTCGAAGTTGAAAAAATGCTTCAAAAAATTGGGTTTAAAACTTCTAAAATTCCATTTATCCCTATGTCTGGTTATTTAGGAGAAAATTTAACCAAAGTTTCAAAAGAAATGCCTTGGTATAAAGGTTTTAAGGTTCAAATCAAAAAGAAGGAAATTACTGGACATCACTTAATTGACGCACTTAATAATGTATGTAAACCACCTAAAAGACTTCTTGATAAACCATTTAGAATGCCTGTTTCTGGAATTCTAAAAATTAAAGGAGTTGGTGATGTTGTTACTGGTCGTATTGAACAGGGACAAATTCAAAAAGGTGTAGAAATTAAATTTGCACCGAATAATATTTCAGGTTGTAAAGCATTTAGTATAGAAATGCATCATAGAACTCACGAAAAAGCTATTCATGGTGATAATGTTGGAATTAATGTTAAAGGATTAAAACCTGGATTTTTCCCAAAATCTGGAGATATTATGTACTTAGCAAGTGACCCAAATCCCCCAGGTGCTGTTGAAAACTTTACTGTAACAGCTTATTGTCAAGACCATCCGGGTCAACTTAAATGTACTGATAGTGAAGGAAAAGGAGGATGGTGTCCATCTGTTCATGTCAGAACATCAAAAGCTCCTTGTCAAATGACTAAAATTTTATGGAAAATTGGAAAATCAACCGGGGGAACTAAAATTGAAAATCCAAAATATATTGAAACTGGAGACCAATGTGAAGCAGTTTTTACACCAAGAATGCCTCTTTGTCTTGATTCTTATAAAAATTGCAAAGGTCTTGGTAGAGTTGCTATGATGGATTCAAATTCATTAGTCATGTTAGGTATGGTTACTGAGGTTAAATACAAACAAAATCAATAATTAAAAATTAAATTTCAATTTTAACGTTAAATTATATATCAAAAGAATAACATAAACGAAAATATTATTATTACAAATTATATTGAATTATATTTTATAATAAAATATAATAAAATATAATTCAATATAATTTAATATTATAATATTTTCTAGTATTATAATATATTAATTACTCTATTATGGGATTCTTACCAAAAATTAGAGATATTGTTACAAAAATTATTAATATTTTACTGAGCAGTAAAATATTAGCAGGATTTATTTCATTATTTTTTCCTGGACAATTAATAGCTCGCCAAGTTCATCTTAATAGTAACTTTGGTCAACATCTATGGCTTTATCTGCCCATGTTTTGGTTTCCCCCTTTTTCTATCATCCATTTGTTTATGATTTGGAAAAAAAAATTTACAAAATTTAAAAGAAGTAGTAGATTATCATTACGCGATTTATTTGCAAGTGGTGTATTAACTATAGCAACTTTCAGTATGATATTATGGGTACCCCAAGTTATTAGCATAATTACAGGAGATAATTTAATCGGAGCTGTTATTGATCGATGGATTATGAATTTTGAATGGAATTCTTTTATAAAATCTAGTATTACATTTTTATTAAATGTTTTAGCTACAACTTTAATTACTATTTTGTCTATATATTTAACTTATAAGAAAGCTTGTACAAAAAAAAATAAACGTATCAATTTTCAAAAATTAATATCCATGTCTATAACACCCGCTATATACGCTGGTGTTGTTGCTGCTATTTTTAATTTTATTACACCAATTAAAGACATATTCAGTATGTTAATGTCTATGATAAATGATAGTCCAATAGTTATAATGTTAGCAATAGGTCTTATTACAGCAATGACTCATTTGATTGGAATGATAGGAGTACGTGTAAGATGTTAATCAAAATTAGTTCTTTTTTTTATTTATATTTTATCATAGATAACTTCACTTAACGACGTTCTGGTTTAATATAATCCATATTCAACAATTTGAAAATATCTTCTTCCGAGTTTACATTAAAACGACTATTATCTTCGTTTTTATGAAGACCCCATTCATTCAAAATATAATTTTTGCTTTTCGCAATTTCACGCATTTTAATATTCAATTCCTTTGATCCTGTAAAATATAATATAGCACTATTATAACTTTCAATTGGCATAAAAATAAAATCAATATGCCTTACCTTTTTATCTATACGATGAAGACCCATATATTTAGATTTGCCTCGAGCAATTGTCCCTATATGTTCATATTTTTTTTTCAATTTGTCTAAAATCTGTTCAATATAATCAATTTCCGAATTTTTTACTTCATCCTTCTTTATCAAATTCTTATGACTTAAAAGAACATCTATATCACCACTTGTATCCTTTTTTCTACGATATGATCCAGTTATTATTATATTCAAATTTTTTGAAACTTTTTTAACAATTTTTTTTAATTCTTTTTCAAAATCTTTAATTTCATCACGAGGAATTCTGTCTTGTAAATCATCAAAATGAATTAAACCTAACTCTTGTTGATTTGTTAGTTTTAATTTACCATCCTTATAAGCTTTTCTTAATTCCGTTAAACTATTAATTTTATGTTCTTTTATTAATTTACTTACTGTTGATGGACCAAATCCAGCAATAGAATGCATCTCTATTATATCCAAAATACCCTTGTCATTCTCTAAATCATCTAATTTTTTTAATTTACCCGTATTTGTTATCTCAACAATCTTTTCAGCCAATCCTTTTCCAATCCCTTTTATCTTTTTTAAATCTTTTATATTATCTGGTAAAATACCATCAAATTCACGCACAATAAATACCCCTTTACCATAAGCTTTAGCACGAAATCCATCGTTTTTTATCTTATGAATTTCCTCCAATCTTGACAAAATACGAATTATTCGATTCTTTCTATAACTTTCCAAAATATCTTTATCTAAATCATCTAAATCACGAATCAAACCAATCTCTTTCTGATAAATACCATACGGAGATTTATCATGAGTTTCCAATATCATTGGAATAGAATACTTTGACGCAATATGTTTTACCATTCGTAAAGCATACATATTATTTTTATAAATATACCCTTTCCCAATATTCTCATGTCTATCTCTTCGTGAAGCTAATGGAGCTTTAGAATCATTCACGTGAAAACATGTAATTTTACTTAAACCAATTAAATCATCAAATTTTTGGAAATAGTCATGAAAACCTGATGGAAGATTAATCGGATAACCTGCCACAAAAATATGACAAGTATCAACACATAACCCGATTCGTCTTTTTTCTACTTCTGTAAAACTATTGTAAAGATGACAAAATTGTTCTACTGTTTTAGCAATCTTCAATCCCTCCGCTGAACATGTTTCTAAAATTATTTTAGCATCTCCTTTGAATTCTTTTAAAATTTTACGTATATTTGCTACCATATTTCCAAGAGCTTCATCATAAGAAATTGTGACTTTTCCCCCTCGTATTTTTACATTCTGACTTCCCATATGAATAACGACACCGACACTTCCACATTTATCGGCAAATTCTAAATCTTCTATTAAATTATCTCGTAACCATTTTGTTGAATTATCAACAGGATTACATAAATTAAGTAAATAACTTCCATGTGTTACTAGAAAAATTCCAGACTCTTTAATTGCTTCTTTTGTTTGAATTGCATCTTCTTCTGTTAATTTAATCTTATTTCTCATATTCATTGGCGATTTGAAAAATACCTGAATAGCATTTCCATTAATGGTTTCACAAGCATCAATCGCACCAATTAAACCTTTATCTGTAGCAAAGTGAGCACCTATATTTATATTTTGTGATGTCATATTATCAATTATAATATAAATTTATAAATTAATTTATTATATTTAATTCAATTTTTATAGAAATTCTATAAAAATTAAATAAAATATTTGTAAAATTTGTAAATCCAGAATAAACTTATTTTAGAACATGTAAATTATGATTGTGTGGATTCAGTTTCTATTCAAAAACTGAATGATTCGCAACTACTAAAATATATCAAATGTTTTATATATATACATATTCGTATTTTTTTTATAAAACTTCGTCACATCTATTTTTTATAGTCACATTTTTACCAAGGAAGCATTTATACTTCCTATTAACCACGAAAACCTTTTTTATGTCCTTTTGGGGTAATTTGTTGTTGACTTTTTGCACCCGTTCGTCACGGTTTAATAAATTTTTTTAGTCCAAATTCTTCTTGCTTTCTAAAGTCTAATACACGTTGTCCTTTTTTAATAGGACTATTATATACTTTTTTTGAACTAATTTTACCAAAAATATCCGCTTCTGTTAATTTACGCCATGTTGTCTTTTGACCACCATCATTATTCTCAACTGTCATTATTGCTTACTTATTATAAGTAAATAATCTTTTTATTTACTTATAATAAAACGACGGTTTTATAAAAAAAATAACTTAAAAACAAATTTTTATTATTTAATATTAGTATTAGTACTAATTCTTTAGTGAATTAATTCACTATCTTCTTTCGCTTTATTAACTAATTCTGTTAATGATTGCTTAGATGTATTCAGAACATTTACTAATAAATTTATTTGTTCATCACCAAAATCGACTATTTCTTTTTTGTTATTGAAAATCCTAGTAACATAAAAGCAATAAATACTAGTACAATTTTTATATTATATTTATTTTTTTTTTTTTCCATCATTTTAGTTTATTATATAGATAATTACTTAAATATTTACATTAAATATATATTTACATTAAATATATATTTAATGTACTCTTTTTATCAAAATTTAGGCAAATATTTATCAATTGATATTGGAGAAGATGCTGGAAAAATTATTTTTTATTATACTGCTCATCCAACAGCTGATATTATAAGAAAATTATCTGTAATTAAAATGTATGTTAATAAAAATAATAGTTGGATTCAAAAAGATTTAGATATTATCAGAGTTAAACCAATAAAAGATATACACGGAAATAGGCTTTTTCATATTCAATCTACAGAACGTACTTTCTTTATACTTAAAAAATCTATTGAAGAAAAAGACCGATTAACAAATATTTTCTAACAATTATATATATGGATAAAATTGTTTGTGTTAGTGGATATTTTGATCCATTCCATGTTGGACATTTAGAATATTTCAAAAAAGCAAAAAAAATTGGAAATAAATTAATGGTTATTGTTAATAACGACCATCAAGCAAAACTTAAAAAAAACAAATCTTTTATGCCGGTTGATGAAAGAATTCAAATTATTAGAGAATTAAGATGCGTTGATATTGTTATTAAATCTATTGATAAAGATAGAACTGTATGTAAAACATTAAAAAATGCACAGCCAAAACCTGATTATTTTTGTAATGGTGGCGATCAAAATAATAATATAATTCCAGAAATTGATGTATGTTTAGAAAGAAATATTGAATTACGTGATGGATTTGGTGCTAAAATACAATCAAGTTCTTGGCTGCTTAACAAAAATAAACGTTCTTAATATAAACAATTCAATTTTTATATAAAAAATAAAATTGAATATAAAGATTTAACTATTAATTATTATAATTTAAAAAACAAATGCAATTTCTTCATTCAGAGCAACCTTCACAACAAAAACATCCACAACAAACTATTGAAATGAATACTCTACAAAATCAACATGTATTACAAATAACGAACGATATTAAAGAATTACAACAACACATAATTAATTCTGAAAAGAATAGTAAATGTTTTAAACTTGGATTATGTGTATCTATTTTATTAAATTTATTAATTCTTATTTTTCTTATTGTGATATGTGTAGCTGGTGCTTCATATATGAAAGAAACTGTTGATAACACCCACTATGTTACATCACATGCTAAACATTGGTTTGAACTTTATGAAGCAGCATGGAAATCTTCTATCCCAGAAGATATGAGGTCATGTTTACGACAAGATTACGCTTCTATGTTTGATTATATTGGAAAATTTTCAAAATCTGTTAATACACAATTGGAAGCAGAACTGGGACCAAATTTTATCACCCCCGTGATTAATCAATTCACTAGTTTCACAGAAACAGCTGAAACAATGGAAATGATGGGAGAATATGAACCAGCAAATGGTCATGTAGTTATGGGACCTATTCCAGAATTATTACATTGGGGAGCTGAATGGCTCATCGAACAAATAAAAGTTGAACATTGGGTTGGACTAGGTTCTGATTGTAAAACATTTATTACTAATATTAGACATGTTGATTGGCGAGGAACTTATGTAGGAAATTATTCTATTAGAACAGCATGGGATTTTAATTCAGAAATTAATGAATTTACAGATACAATTTATGGTGTTTGTGATATTGTTTCCAAAATGAAATAAAAATATTTATAAAAACGATTTAAAATATATATAACATAATATAATTATTATGCAAAATTTTACTGGAACGATTGATTATGATTCTAATCAATTTCAACAAATTAATTTTATAAAAAACACAATCAGAAAATATGCTTTAAGATTAAATGTGCAAGAGATTGACACACCAATTATTGAATATAAAAAATTATTATTAAATAAATACTCGAATGAATTAGAAAATAAAGAAATATTTAATTTAGAAAATTGTATGGCTTCTTTAAGATATGACCTAACTGTTCCATTAGTTCGTTATGTACTTAATAATGGAATTGATAATATTAGAAGATTTCAAATTGGTAAAGTTTTTAGAAAAGATACACCATATCCACAATCTGGGCGATTTTGCGAGTTCTATCAAGCTGATATTGATATTGTTGGTCAATATAATGAATTAGAAAATGAGATTGAAATTTTTTGGCTAATAGATAAAATATTAAAAGAATTAAATCTAAATGATTATATTATTAAATATAATTATCGTCAAAATTTAGAAAAAATTTGTAATAAAATTAATGTTACTGATAAAAAAAAAATTAAAAATATTTGTGTAACAATTGATAAATTAGATAAAAAAGATTGGGATGAAATTACCAAAGAATTAACTGAAATTAGAAAATTATCTATTGAACAAATTAATAATTTAAAATTATTATTAAATCAAAATTATTTAGATGAAAGTTTATATCTAACTAATCAAAAATTAATTAAATATGTTAATAATGATAAATTTCAATTCGTATCTACATTAGCAAGAGGTCTTGATTATTATACTGGAATAATTTATGAAGTTATTATTCCTAATAGTAAAATTAAAACTATTATCGCTGGTGGAAGATATGATAAACTCATATATAATATATCAAAAAAAAAAGGCAAAAAATATATTCCTGCTATAGGAATTAGTTTTGGAATTAGTAGAATTAATTGTATTTTGCCTGAAATACAAATTAATGATTGTAATAAATTATTTTTAATATGTACTGATTATGATATGCGAATAAAATTATCAAGTCTATTCAGAGATAAAAACTTTATTGTTAATACTAATAATTATAAAAATAATAATAAAAGTACTATTAATTTAATTACTTTCGCTGTTAAAAATAATTATGATTTTGTTGTTATATATGGAGAAAATGATAATAAAATTAAATTAAAAAATATTAAAAATAAAAATTTGGATAAAAATTTCAGTTATGAACAAATTATTAAAATGAATAAAAAAGAATTATTCGATTAAAATATTTATACATTATAAAAAACAATATGAGAGTGTAAAAAAATTTCTATACTCTCATATTATTTATAAAATTGATTATTATTAACTTTAATCAATTATAAACAATCATGACTAAGTGTCAAGTTACTATTTTACAAAGCCAATATAAATTGGCAAATATTATACCAATTGAAAATCATGATAATGAACCAATTGAAATCAATATGGCAAATTATAAAGGCTTTCACAATGATATTATAGAATTTGATTTTAAAACTAAAAAAATTATTAAAACAATTCAAACTGAAATTAATGATATTGAAATTGTTGGTGTTCTAATGATTAAATCAAATTATAAATATGGATATAATACCAAAAAATCTCCTATATATCTTTTTAAACCGTTTGATTTTAGATATCCTGATTTTTTAGTAGCATCTAATATCAAAAAAAAACAAAAAATTAAAGAAAATCAATTTGCTGTCGTTCAATATCACAAATGGGAAAGAAAGATTCCAAATGGAACTATAAAACATATAATTGGTAGTGTTGGAGAATTAAAATCTGAATATGATGCTATTTTGCATAAATACAATTTCAATAAATATCCAACAAAAATAAAAAATATATTTCAAGCCAAAAATATTTCTGATATTTTTGGTAAAGAATTAGACAAATACACAGATATTAGAAAATTAAATGTTATTTCTATTGATCCACCAAATTGTACAGATATTGATGATGCATTAAGTATTGAATCTAATAGTAAAGGTCATATGATAGGAATTCATATTGCTAATGTATCTGCGTTTATTGACAAATTCAATTTGTTTGATAAAATTATTGAAAGATGTACCACTGTTTATGCTCCGCATAAAAAAATTAATATGATACCAAATATTTTAAGTGATAATTTTGCTTCTCTACTAGAAGGTAAAGAACGAATTTCATTAACTTTATGGATACAAATTGATAATGAATTTAATATCACTGAATATAAATTTCAAGAATGTTTACTAATAAATAAAAAAACATATTCATATGATGAAGCACAAAAACAATTAAAAAAAAATAAAACTTTAAAAAGTCTATATAATATTTCTAAACATTTGGCTAAAAATATTAATTATCATATTGATGAATATGATATGCATAAAATGATTGAAGTTTATATGATTTTAGCAAATCATTTAACTGCTGAATATTTAATTACGAATAATTCTCCCTGTATATTTAGAACACATAAAAGCAGAGAACATAATATTAACTTTAATACTATTGATTCAAAACTTGTTCCTTTTTTGAAAATATTTCAATCGAATGCAGCTGAATATACTACATATCAAGGTGATTATTACCATTATGGTCTAAATATTCATAAATATACACACTTTACTTCTCCTATCCGAAGATTACCAGATATTCTTATTCATATGTTGATTAAACAATTAATTGGGGGATTTAAAATAACACACAATATTGAGCAAATTTGTCAAAATTGTAATAAAATTTCTAAAAAAATAAAAAAAATGGATAGAGATTTTGATAGAATTAATATTGTTAAAAATACTAATACTGAAACAATTTATGATGCTCATATCATTTCATTAGATGAAAATAAAGTAACCATCTATTGTACAGAACTTAAATTTTGTGATAGAATTTTTTTATTTGATAGAAAACTATCTGATGTAATTTCAATTATCAAAAATGATAATACAATAATTATTACCAATAAACAAACAACAAAATCAATTCAACTTCAATTATATCAAAAAATTAAAGTTAAAATGATTGGAATTATTGATAATATTTCTATTAGAAATAAATTAATTGTCAAAATTCTAGAACCAGATTTGAACATTATTATGTAAATTAAATTATTATTGGACTTATTATTAAACATATTTTTATAATATCTTTTACATATCTCTTTCTAAATGTATGCAATTATGAATCTAGTTATTAATGATGGTATATTTATTCTAAAAGACTTTGATACATCTATCTCGTTAGAAATTAATGAGATTATTAAAAATAATACGGATTTGATAATATCACCCCGCGGTGATATTGTCATTTTTTTAGGATTTTTAACAAAATATAAAAATATTAAAGCAACTCTGTTATATAAAGAATCGAAAAACGAAGATATACCATATGACAAAAATATAGATGTGAATTTTAAAACAATTTGTATTGAACAAAATTTATATTTAATATGTGTACATTTCAAAGAATCATGTCTTAATATATTAAAATACCATTGTAAAGTACATTTTGATTGCCCTGTTATTAAATCATATATATTATATGGTTTATTTAATAATAAAAAACGTTGCTATATCGCAACCCAAAAAATAATATTAAATCCCATTAACAAATTATATTTTCATAATCAACACAAAAGAATTTTTGATATAAAATTAGACTTAAGTTCTGGTTATCAAATCATTAATTTAAAAAAAGGCGGTCGTTGTCCATTTAAAAAAGTAGGTAATGTTTTATTACAAATTCAATTACAACATACACAACATATTGACTATATTGAATTTACAATTATGGGGCAAACGACAATAAAATATGATGCAATTTATTTAAAAATTATTGATAAATTAATTAATAATAATTCCCAGTATTATCCTCCAGATAATTTTTTACAAAAATGTTTACCAAATGATATTATAAATCTCGTAAAATTATATACTAATAATTATTCTGTATCTTTTACAAATCAATATCTTGGTTGTTTAAATTTTTCTGATAGATGTGAACATTTAGATATGAAAATTGTTTATAAAAAAAAAATTGATTTAATAATAGATACTAAAATTATATTTATACTTTGCAATTCAGTAAATTATATTCCAGATTATTCAGAAAAATATCCGCATAGTCATTATAAACCACAACACGAAGCTAATAAAATAATGTTTTGTAATAATTAAACATATTTTTATAATATTTTTATAATATTTCTCTCTAAATGCGTGCTCTTCTAAATCTAACTATAAATGATGGTATATTTATTCTAAAAGGATTTAATACATCTACCTCTTTAGAAACAAAGGAAATTATTAAAAATAATACTGATTTTAAAATATCAAAACTCGGTGATATTGTCATTTTTTTAGGATTTTTAACAAAATATAAAAATATTAAAGCAACTCTATTATATAAAGAATCAAAAAACGAAGATATACCATATGACAAAAATATAGATGTGAATTTTAAAACAATTTGTATTGAACAAAATTTATATTTAATATGTGTACATTTCAAAGAATCATGTCTTAATATGTTAAAATACCATTGTAAAGTACATTTTGATTTTCCTGTTATTAAATCATATACATTATATGGCTACTTAGATTATAAATATCAGAACTATATCACAAATCAAAAAATAATATTAAATCCTATTAACAAATTATATTTTCATAATCGACACGAAGGAATTCATAATATAAAATTAGACTTAAGTTCCGGTTCTCAAATCATTAATTTAAAAAAAGGGGGATGTTGTCCATTTAAAGGAGTCGGTGATGTTTTATTACAAATTCAATTACAACATACGAAATATATTAACTATATTGAATTCAATCTAATGGGACATATAATAAAATATGATGCAATTTATTTAAAAATTATTGATAAATTAATTAATAATAATTCCCAGTATTATCCCCCAGATAAATTTTTACAAAAATGTTTACCAAATGATATAATAAATCTCATAAAATTATATAATGATAATTATTCTGTATCTTTTACAAATCAATATCTCGGTTGTTTAAATTTTTCTAATAGATGTGGGCACTTAGATATGAAAATTGTTTATAAAAAAAAAATTGATTTAATAATTAATACTAAGATTATATTTATAATGTGTGATTCAGTCAATTATATTCCAGATTATTCAGAAGAATATCCTTATAGTCATACTAAACCACAACGCGAAACTAATAAAACTCTTTTTAATGTTTTTTAAAAATAAGAAGATTGTTTCGAAAAAAACAAATTAAACGTAAAAGACAAATAAAATCGATTTTATAGTTATTTATTTACTAATCCAATTCAGTACAACAAATTATGAATTATAAAGAAGAAATACTTTGTCAAAACTGTGGTTGTCTTGGACATAATAAGACTAATTGTTTACAATGTCAAAATTGTGGCAATAACGGTCACAAAACACTTGAATGTCAAATATGTCAAAAATGCGGTTCTAATGAACATAAAAAACAAGATTATTGTCCATTTTATCAAAATAGAGACGCTCACGATACATTTGGCGAATGTGGTAATAATTACCAAACAAATTTGTACGATAATGAAACTGATAAGTGGAATTATTTGTGCGATATTTGCCATGTCTATGGACATACAAAAAAACAATGTACATGGTGTCGTACATGTAATACTTTTGGTCATGGATATACATGGCATCCACATTGTTCATATTGTCGAAAGTGTAAAAGATTCGGACATAGCAAAAAAAATTGCTATTGGGATTACAAAACATTTTCTCTTGATTTAATTCCAATAAAAAATCGTAAAAATGTTGTAAAATGTCTAGATACTAATATAAAAATACCAGAAGTACTTTCGCAACTTATCGCAAAATTTACATACAATAAATAATTCAATATATTCAAGTCCAGTTATTTATAATAAAATGAATATATCTGGCAAATATATAAATATATATACATATTTTATAACCATAGGCATATAGTAAAATTATAAATGAAAGTTTATATTTTTTATACAGATTCCCATAAAATTTTATTAAACGATTTCTTTCTTCCAAGTATTAAAGATGAATATAATGCAGAATTAGATATTACAAAATTTGAACAAAAATGTCAAAGTGGGACATTAAATAGTGATGGTTGGATTGAAACAATGTATTTTAAAATTGATACAATATTAAAAGGGATTAACGAAAATATAAATAAACAAAATAATGTATTTATACATTCTGATATTGATATACAATTTTTTGGTAATTTTATAAAAGATTGTGAAAAAATTTTTTCACAATTAGATTGTGATATTCTCTTTCAAAAAGGAGGTAGAAGTATATGTATGGGATTTTTTATATGTAAAGCAAATCTTAAAACTGCTCAATTCTTTACTGATATTAAATCTAAAATGAGAGAAAATAGTAAAAATGATGAATATAATGCCAAAAAATTACTAAATATACCTCATAATTATTCTGAAAAAAGATTGAACAAACCTAATTTATTCAATAATATATATTCTATTACATGGAATTATTTACCATCTAATAAATATATTAATGGAACACACGTAGCAATATCTACTGCAAACGAAGAATTCAAAATACCACCAAAAACAACTATTATGCACCACGCAACTTGTACAATTGGTGTTGAAAATAAAATTAAACAATTAAAATATGTTAAAAATTATTTTAATAATTAAATTTTAATTCATCATATATATCCAAAAATTTTTTTCCATAAAGATATTTTTTCCTCCTCTTTTTCTTTCTCTTTCTTTTCTTTTTTCATTTTTTGATAATCGATTTCCATTTCTAAAAATTTGTTAATTAAAATATTAGATTGTTTTTTTTCTTCTTCATATTCTAAACATTTGTTTTTATAAAAACTCAAATCTTGACATAATACAAAATTATCAGATTCTATTTGTTTTAATTTATCAATATAATAATTTTTTTCATAAAAATATGTTCTTTCCTTTTGAAAAAAATCACAAAAATATGTTATATCTTCACATGTATTATGAAAATAATGTAATAATCTTGGATTTAAATTATTTTTATTATTTAATATTGCATCACAATCAACCCACTTTACATAACGTTCGATATTTGTTTGTTCTTCAATTAATCCATATTGTTTTAAATCGTCTTCTATTTTAATATTTTTTGAATCCAATACTGCTAATACATATTTTGCCTTCTTAATATAAAAAAATTGAACATCCTTAAAACATATCTGATTAATTTTATTTCCAATTAATTTATTACTTTCTTCATATAATTCTCTTATCATTGTGGAAAGAATAGTATCATCTTCAAATTCGACTTTACCACCAAAATCATCCCATCTATTTTTTAATGTATTATATTGTAATAAACATCTATTATTTTTGTAATCAATTATTAAAATACCAGCAGCAGTTATTACTCTTTTATTTACAATAAAATGAGGTCTTTTATTAAATGGTTTTCTATTCATAATTTTTATGCTTTATTTAATTATTAATTACCGTATTAATAATCAATTTTATTATTATTTTATTATTATAGTATATATAATTTATGAAAAGTAATAATAAATTCACAATTATGCAAGAAAAATATTATGATAGAGCAGGTAAATTTTGGTCTTTACAAAATAAAAATCCGGTTATCGGTAATTTTAATAAACATACATTATTTAATTATGAACATTATTTATTTAATAATATTAATACAATCAATCTGAAAGCATTAGATTTTGGCTGTGGACCTGGAAGAAATATTGTTAGATTTAATAAAATATTTAAACAAATTGACGGAGTTGATATTTCGCAAATATGTTTAGATAAATGTAAAATTTATCTAAATAGTGAATCAATTACTAATTCTAAACTTTATAAATGTAATGGTATTAATCTTGATAAAATATCATCATTACAATATGATATAATTGTTAGTACTATTACATTACAACATATTCCTGTATATGATATTAGATTCAATTACTTTAAAGAATTTTTTAGAATTCTTAAAAACAATGGATGGATATCTATTCAAATGGCATATGGAACTAGAAATACATATAAAACATGCAATTACTTTGAAAATTATATTGATGCAGAAAGCACTAATAGTTCTTGTGATGTATCTATTATAAATTCTAATTCTGTAAAAGATGATTTAGAAAAAATCGGATTTACTAATTTTTCTTATGAAATTATAGATTATATGCATAAAAGTGCTTGGAAAAAAGCCATTTTTTTCAAAGCACAAAAATTAACTTAGATTTTTGTAATAATTTTATCTACATTCATAATTCTTATAAATTTATAAAAAAGTCTTCATCTAAATAATAATCATAATATAATAATAAATTTTTCATAAATCTCATTGGAAATACTTTGTCCAATAATTTTTCAGAATCTTCACTATTAAACCAGACACAAACAAAAAATGGAAACATACATAAAGATGCTTTAAATTCCATTAAATATGTATTATAATCATAATCGTATCCACTTTCTATTAATAATCTGTAGTAATATTTTTCAGCAATTGTAACTAAATTTACATCAAATTTTATACTTTCTACTAATAAAAAAACTAAATCACTTACACCCTTATTTAAATGTATGTATTGCCAATCTAAAAAATATGGTTCTACACCATTTTTATAAAATATATTTGGACTTTTTACATCTCCATGACAAAAACTTAAAGGAAATTCTGATAATAAATCTAAAATTTTTGAAAAATTTTTATTTATATTTATTAAATTTTTTATATTCTTTTGCGCAATAAATATACTACTTTTTTCTAAAAATTTATTAAATCGATGCTTTACTAAACTCGCATAATATGTTATCTCTTTTACGGTTTTCAGTGGTTTCATTATATTTATTACTTCTTCTTTACTATTATAATAAAAAGTATGATGCATTTTATATATGTCATTTATCACCGTTAACAAAATATTTATATTTTTATTTAAATCTATATCAAATTTACCCGGATATTTAAAAAGATATTCTAACAAAATTCCAATCCTATCTTCAGTATTTATTATTCCATAATTTTTTGGAATTTTTATCATTGTAATTAAATTACTTATCTTTTCATAAAAATATGCCTCATTTTTATACATATTTAATTTTACAGCCGTTTTTGAAAGTTCATTATCCGTATTACTTATTTTTAAAATTATATCTTCTTTATTTCCATTTGTATATATTATTTTATAAGAATCAATATCACAAATATAACCGGTTTTTAAATTCTTATTATTATGACAAACTTTTTTTATTGGTAAATAAGATAATTTTTCTTCTATTAATTCACTATATTTACAATATGTATTCAATAAATTATTATTTAAAATATCTTTAATATCCAAACTATCATAATCTTTAAATTTAAATGTATCTAAATTTTTTATATCTTCAGATGAATTTTTATTATTTATTACACACACTTTATAAACATCTGTATTTTTAGCACTTATATAACCTGAAATATTATCTTCAAAAATTATACATTTACCTTTATTTAATTTTAATTCACTTATCGCTTTTTCATAAGGTTCTGGATGAGGTTTATGATTTAGACAATCATTCGCTGTTATTAAAAGATTTATATATTTGTCTAAACCTGTACTTTTTATTATATAATTTGCTGATAATCGATTACAACTTGTTACTATAGCTATTCTTCTATTTTTTATCCTTTCAAAAAATAACATTACATTTTTTAACAAAATTGGTTCTTCTAATTTTTTTAATAAATCTATAAAAATTTTATCTTTTGATTCTGAAATTTCTCTAATTTTCTTATCCGTTATTGTCGGAATTAAAAATTTTAAAAAATATACATCACTTCGCCCTTTTATAAAATTATTAAAAAATGACTCATCTATTAATAAATCATATTCTACTAATAAACTTTTCCAAACTTTTATATAAATTTTATCAGTATTTACTAATGTTCCATCTAAATCAAATAAAAATGAAAATTCAAAATTTTTTACTTGCTCTGGTGTACCTAAACTAAAATAATCTTTATTCAAAATCTCTCTGTAAGTAAATTTCTTATTATCATTTAACATGGTTTTTATCACTATTGAAGTATAAAATTCACCTTTTGTCCTAATATCTTCACGTATAATTTTAAAACAATAATCTGATAATTCGAAAAATGATTCAAAACCATAAGCACCAGTACAAGCCGAATCTGAAATCTTATTCTTTTCTATTATATCTAATAATTCCTCACCATCATATTTTATATATGAATATATTGGTTCTGAGATTGTATCATTAAAAACAAATACACAATTCTTCTTATTCCACAATGTTATTATATCTGTTGTATAAAAATTATCAGAATCTAAACATAATATTGGTCTATCAAATCTCTTTTTCATTTCAGAATAACTTATTGGATAACAAATATATTCAGATATCAAATTATGTAAAGATATGTAAAGAGTTTCAGCAGCACCTCGTGTTTCTTTTTCCAAAGGATAAAATTTAAATTTATAATTTGGATATTCTTTTACTAAAAAATTCTCTAATCCTATATATTCCTTAGAATATGGAATATATATAAAATCAATGTCTTTTGTATATTTTAAATTATCCAATAACCAACATATTATTGGGCGATTTGATACTTCTATCAAAGCTTTAGGAGTTTTATATCCAGCATCTTTAAATCTTTCCCCTTTACCTCCTAATGGAATTAATATTATCATTTATAATATATTTTTAATAAATATAATAATTATGCGCGTTGCTATTTGTCTTAGAGGTTTATGTTATGGAAAAACATTAAATTGGAAAGGAACATCCACTTTAGCAGATTATAAAAAAGGTTTTCAAAATATTTTTAAAAATATTGTTAAAAATAATCCACAAATTCAATTTGACTTCTTTTTACACGGATGGGTTTATGATAAATCTGTAATTAATAATATTATTAATGATTACAAACCATTAGCATATATTTTGGAAGACCAAATATTATTCAATCAATATCATAACTTTCAAAACTATAAAGAAATTTTAATTGAAAGATTTAAACATTTAAAAACAAATATTACATCTAATGTATCTATTAATTATAATAATTATTTCCAAAATATTTATTCTGTATCATATTCTACACAAAAAACAATTGAATTATTTGAAAATTATTCACAAAAAAATTCAATCCAATATGATTTCGTTATTTGTTCCAGATTTGATATTCAATTAACAAAACCTATTAATATTAATAATTTAAAAAAAAATAAATTCTATTTACTATCCCATAGATCTAATAGTCCTGTATTTTATGAAGATAATTTTCATATTTCTACACCTGATAAAATATCTGTTTTAAAAAATATGTATAACGATCTTAATAATATTTATCTAAAAAGTTCTGAATTTAAGATATTCTTTAACCACTATAATTCCAAAAAACACTTATATTCTGGCAAATTTGACCATGGAATGTATACTCTCCATATGATGTATGCTTGGTTTTTACATAAACAAAATATTAAATATAATGATATTGATATTCTCAATTGTGAAAGAATTATTTACAAATATCACAAATAATATTTTTCTATCTTTTCCATTACTTTTTTTTTAAAATCTTCTTCAATATCTTTTATTGTATTTTTTAATAATTCTTTATCATGTATTAATTCCAAAATACCTACTAATCGTGAATCATTTTCCCTTTTTACTATAAAATTTACCTCTGTACCAAATGCTAAACAAGGTAACATTACATGAACACGATTTGTTGTTACTAACTTCGCTTTAGCATATCCATCTAATAATTTCTCAGCAATCGGAATACGTTGTGTATAATCCATTAATCCATACTTATGTTTTTGATGTGTTATATATTTACCATCATCTTGAGAAACTATGTCGACATTATATTTTAGATTTCCCTTATCATTTTTATTAATATTATCTAATGTCAAAGTTAAACAACCGGAAAAATATGAATCTATACCCCTGTCTAATAAATACTTTTCTGTACTTCTATCCCTACAGCCAATCGGTTCATTCAGTTTATAATATGGAATATAACATTCATCTAACATATCCTTATTATTTATATGAAATGATATAAATATCGGTTTTATATTTGAGGATGGAGGCCAATCTATATTATTATTAAATAACTTTCTTTTTGGTAATTTCGTAAATTTACTACGCCCAATATCTGTTTCTACTTTGTGCATAAACCAACCATTCATTACACAAATTATATTTTTTATATTTTTATCCGTTTTACTAGAATTATCACGATTTATTGGTATCATATTTAAAATATATTTCGATTCTGGATTTATAATAAAATCATGTTGTGAAAATCTTTGTGGAAATTTCAAACTATGTAATTCAGACATTTTTTTTAACATTCCAATCATAGCTAATGTTTGAACATCATCTCCTATATTACTTGATATATACTGATAATCAAAAAAACCAAAATTTATATATATTTTTTCTTTATTCATTTTTATATAATATAGATTATATATTTATAAAATTGATTATATTTATAGTAAATATTGAAATCGATTTATTTACTATTTATTCAATTAATAAATCTTAGAATTTAATATAACTAAATATGACTGATATGACTAATACGACCGATATGACAAATTTAATCGATATGACAGATACGACTAATATGTTTGATATAACTAATATGACCGATATGAATAATATGACCGATTTAGAAACAGATACGGAAGAAATGTATTCCATGACTCCACCACGTCTGATTCGACAACCACATTCAGAATCTGTAGATATGACATATGCTAAATTTCGTATTGATACACTAGATAGTTTTAATAGAACTGGAATTGACCAATATGCTAGTTTTCTTCAACAAATGGATGAAGATGGCAAAGTTTTACGAGCACCTACCCCCATTTATTTTACTTGTGGAAAACATATGCTATATCCCGGAGTTACGGCTTTGCCATTTAAATTAAATTAAATTAAATTAAATTAAATTAAATTAAATTAAATTAAATTAAATTAAATTATTTTTTGGACTTAATTTCTTTCATCCGATACATTTTCATTATTTTTTGTAAAATTAGCAAAATATATTATTACATCTGTTCCAATACCCTCCATTGGAATAATTTTTATATCACCACCAAAATAACGTATATATATTTGAGATAATCCCAGTCCATGCCCAAATCCAGATAAATTTGTACCTTGCTCACTTGTTGTATAAAAAAAACTATAAATATTATCTAATATTTTTCTATCAAAACTACCACCTTTGTCTGAAATCTTTATTATATAATCATCTTTTCCAAAACTATCCTCAATCGTTATTACACTATTACTTATATTATTCTCCATCGAAGCTCTAAAAGCATTTTTTAAAATTTCAAATACTATATAATAAAAATGCTTTGATATATATGGCATTGTAAAATCCTCATTCATTTGGATATTCACTTTAGGTAAATTATAACCTATTCCTTGAAAATTACTATATTGCTCTATACAAATTCTTTCAATATTTAATACAGCATCATTCACTATACCATAAGGTGTACACTTATTATCTATTATACCATTTGGTTCTTTACCATCTCCCAATTGTTTTAAAATCCCCATATGTTGACCTAATAAAAAACGTATACCAATTCGTGAATAATAAAAATTTGTTAATATTTTGTCAATATTTTTTATATTTTTATCAAAATATCCATTTGGATATATTATCTCTTTTTTATAATCTTTTATAGCATTTGATACTCGTAATTCTATATCAGTATGTTCATCTTTTAATTTTGAAATTTCTTCTACATAATCTAAACAATTATCCCAATCCCAAACCTCAGAAGCTTTATATGAATATAATTTTTGAAAAGAATTCATATATAACTCATATATTTCTTGCATTGACGTATTTTTTGATAAATCATGAGGCAATTTATGTAAATCCTCTATCCGATGTGATAATCGAATCGGAATTTCTTTATGCAAAAATTTAGTATGAGAAATTATTTCACTCTGACCCATTTTACCATAATTACAAACATAGGATAATTTTAAAGGAATTGCCTTTATTCTCGACAATTCTTTAACTTTTGTCAACCAATATAACATTAACTATTGTATTATATACACATTTTAATCTTATTTACACTCTTACAAATTGTAAAACAAATATTTATGGACTTATTTCTTCTTTTAATATACTTTGTAATGATTTGTTGAAATATTTACAGACATCGCATTAAATAATTTCATCATATCACGAGCTGTACTTATTATAATATCATCTTCTAACTTTATTTTGGCAATACAATCACGAAATATTTTTAATGCACGATATTTACCAATTAGTGGAATTCGAAGACTAGCCCTTACCATCTTCACATCTACTACATTATTTAATCTCATTTTTAAATATTCACTCGTATCTAATACTAAATGATTATTTACTATTCTATATCCATCAAAATCATATGGTTGATAAACTTTGAAATCTATCTTACGCGTGTTATTCTTTCTCTGTTCGTTAATACGTGTAGCTAATTCTAAATAAAACGGAATAATACTTAAATAATCCTTTAATGCTACCATTATATTAAAATTGGAATATTTAACAGTATATTGAAATCTTGACAAATCTTGCCCAAAACGATCTTTTAAATTTTTATTTGTTAAACATAATTTATAAAAAATATCTTTATTACTTAATTCCTTTAATGTATCTATAATTTGTATTGACATTATTTATCACTTATATAATCTACCATATTTTCAATTTTAATTATATAAATATTTGATTTTATATATATTATAAAATGAAATATAATTGGAATAAATTCAAAACAATTGAAGATAAAAAAATTAAATATTCAGATATTATCGATCAATGTATTGTTAAATATATTATATATCCAATTTTACCTATTGTTGTAAATTTTAATCTTTCGGCAAACTTTATAACCACTTTATCCCTTATTTGTGGAATTACTTCAGTATTGGCTATACAACTTGATAATTATTTTTTAGGTAGCTTTCTCTTTTTATTAAGATATATTTTAGATTGCTTAGATGGATGTGTCGCTCGTTTGACAGATACTACTAGTTCATTTGGAGATATTTATGATCATTGTGTAGATTACTTTACTTTTATATTATTTTATATATCTTGTTTTACTCTGAATTTTTCACCAATATTTATGATAATTTTACATATATTACTTTTTTGCTCAATTTTACATTATACTTTAATATATCGCAAAATAAAAAAAGGCATTATCTATCGAATTACGTATTGGATACAAATTAACGAAAAATTAGAAAAATTATTTAAATTTACTAAACATACAGGCACTGGACTTTTCACCATTTTTTGTACTATTGGAATTTTACTACATTCATAATTATAATAACTATTTTCTATTTATATTAAATGTTTTGGTTTTAATTTAAAACTATAATTTTCAAACATTTTTAATTGCTTTCTCAAATTATCATCTAATGTACTAATATTACAAGCTACTAATTGAGCTCCATATTCCCAAAATTTCTTAGGATCATAATTATTTGACATACCACCACTTAAATTCCCGGCGGGATATATCCTCACTAATCCCCTCTCTGCTTGATTTTGCAATCGAGATAGAGATCTACTACTCATATCAGATGGTAAATTCTTTAAAAACTTTATTCTCATTTTATTTAGTTTAGAAGACCGTGGAATTTTACCTCCAGTTCTAACTATTACTTTTCCTAAAAATTCTTTTATTGGTTTATCACCAATATATTTATTATTTCCCCAATAAACTCTTTTTCCAAAATGATTTTCTATTATATCAGCAATCTTATTTGCTGTAATTGTATTTCCATGAAAATTACATTCCAAATCTAATATAATTGGATCATTTGTATTTATAAATGCATGAGCAGATAGTTTTTTTATAGTATCCCCGAAATCTAGTAAAGTTGTTGTAAATAAATCACCCGATTTATTGCTCTTACCATGAGCTATAACTGGCTCTTTACTTCTTAAATCTTTTTTAATATTATTTCTTTGATACATATCAAATTCAATCACTCTACAACCTAATTTTATTGCGACTATATACATATCTTTATGACTTATGTCTAAATTTTGCAAACATGGGCAATATGTATTATGACTAGTAAATACATAAAAATCCTTTATTTTATAATTTTTTATATTTTCTCCATCATGACCATCTTGATTTATTAATGGTTTTTGCTTTCTTGTGTATATTATTTCTCGAATTTCTTTTGTACATTCTCTAAAATCATTATCATGAGTTCCAAAAAAATTATATTTTATTCTTAGCCACCAATAAAACACACTTATTAATAATGATAATACAATAAATAATAATATCCAGAATTTTGCTGAATTAATTTGTTTAAATATTCCAAGTATTATATTCCATATAATTCCGAATGTATTTTCACCATACGTTAAAAATGTATTATGATTTATTATTAATTTATATATTATGATTATTAATATAAATATTATTATTGGAAAATAAAGATATAAATTACTTGTATTTTTAAAACCACCAGATATTATTTCAAATAATTTATTTATTTGATATTTTAAAGTATTTAAATCAAATCCTGTACCTAACGTAATTACTAATACATAAATTAAAAAAGCAACTACTAATGTTGCCAAAAATATATATGGAGAATAATTTGATAAATTTTCCCAAAAATTATTCCCTTGTTCTCTATTCACTATATTATTACCTTGTTCTGTATTCACTATATTATTCATTCTTACTCTGATGTATATATTTTATACATCAAAATAAAAATTGAAGATATATATAATAAATAATATATGGAAGATTATCTTAGTAATTTAGAATTAAGTGAAAAAGATTTATCATCATTTGTAAAAGATAATGAATTAAATCAAATACAATTATTTATTAATTCATTAAAACCAGGTGATATTTTGTATAATTATGAAAAAACTTTAAGACATTTATGTCAATTACCAAACAGAAATGTTCAAAAAGGTGACATTAAGTTAGTGAAAAGAGTAGATGGGATTATACAATTTGGGAAAACGAATGGTAAACGTGTAAAAGGTAGAAAAAATTCTTATTCTTGGAGTAAATTATGTATTAAATGTAGAATCTGGCGACCTGGCTATCCAGATAAATGTGGTAATAAAAATGTATATTGTAAAGCATGTGCAGTTAAAAATAATTGTTATAAAATACAACAAATTTGCATATTATGTAAAGAAAAAGGGGCAAGTCAAAAAGATGAACATGGAAAATCAAATATATATTGTGCTGATTGTTCTAAAGAACAAAAAACTTATCAAATACAAAATTTTTGTAAAATGTGTAATAAAATTTCTGGAGCATTTTCAGATGAATATGGTAATTTGAGAGTATACTGTAAAAATTGCGCTGTCAAAAAAAATTGTTATCAGAAACTTCAAATATGTATATTATGTAAGGAAAAATGTGCAAGTCAAAAAGATGAACATGGAAAATCAAATATGTATTGTACTTCTTGTTCAAAACAACGAGGATGTTATATAAAAATAAATCCTTGTATCAATTGCAATGAATTTCAAGCAAAATTCCCAGATGAGAATAATAATTCAAATATGTATTGTTCCTTGTGTGCCAAGATTAAAGATTGTTACAAAAAACCAAATCTTTGTAAACTTTGTAAAGTCATCAGTGCCCATTATCCAGATAAAAATAATAAACCAAAGCAACTATGTTCTAAGTGTTCAAAAGAGATAGGAACATATAAATTACAGAATCCTTGTAGAATTTGTAAAGTTATATATGCTCATTATCCAGATAAAAATAATAAACCAAAGCGACTATGTTCTAAGTGTTCAAAAGAGATAGGAGCATATAAATTACAAAATCCTTGTAAACTTTGTAAAGTTATCGGTGCCTATTATCCAGATAAAAATAATAAATCAAGGCAACTATGTTCTAAGTGTTCAAAAGAGATAGGAACATATAAACTACAGAATCCTTGTAGAATTTGTAAGAAGATAAATGGGACATTTCCAGATAAAGATGGTAAGAAATTCCAATATTGTAACAAATGTGCTCGAGAAAACAATTGTTACCAATTACAAAATCCTTGTCAAGAATGTTATGAAATAAGTGGTCATATTAAATGTGGTCATGTTAAAAAAAATAATGATGGAACATATACTGGTATTGAATTAAAATTATGTGTTGGTTGTGCAATTAAATTGAAGCTATATGATCCTGACAAAAATCAACATAAATCAGAAAAAAAATTTCGCAAAGAAATGAGAATGTTTGAAAAAGAAGAAAAAACTAATGAAAAATTTATTAATTTAGATTTTGAAAATACTATGTTTACAAACTGTATTGATAATGAAGAAATTTGTAAAAATAAATTTAGTTTAAGATTAGATGCTTTATTACAATATAGAGGAATTTATTGGTTGCTTGAAAATGACGAACATCAACATTCATACGAAGCACATTATCCATTAAGTTGTGAATTAGATAGAATGATGAAGGCAATTAATTTAATTAAATTACAAGGAATTACTGAACCAGTTGTATTCATTCGCTTTAATCCAGATGCTTATCATCATAATGGTAAATTAAAACAAATTTGTAAAGATAAAAGATTTCAAAAACTAAAAGAATTATTACGAACATATACTCCAACTCAAGATTTTGAAATACATTATATGTATTATGATACATCCGAAGATAGTTTAGAATTACAATCAAAAACCGAATGGGTAAATACATTAAATAATTTTGTTAGAATACATAAATAATAAAAATTGATTTTATTAGTTTCTATTAATAAATATTATTTCAATATGGCTGACATTGAAGAAATCGCAAATTGTGCAAACCTTCGTCCTAAAAAAGAGTACGAAATTAAAGATGAAAATTACGATAAATATGTAAATTTTATTAAAGATTTATGGAAAATTACATATGAAGATAATCGACACTTTAAATCAATTTTACAACAATGCCGAAGAAAATACAAAGTATCGCCTAAAATGTCGGATTTGTTATTTTTATATAGAAAATTGGTTATTAAACAAAATTTTAAAGAAAATTCTTCTTTAAAATTTTGCTTAACTACTAAAAAAGTTCGGAGATTGAGCGGTGTCATGGTTATTACTGTTTTAACCTCGCCATACCCAACTTATAAACTTCCAAATGGAAAAATTAAAAAACAACGATTTAGTTGTAAACATAACTGCTATTTTTGTCCGAATGAAAAAGGACAACCTCGTAGTTATTTGAAAAATGAACCAGCAGTATTAAGAGCAAATGCTAATGATTTTGATCCTATTAAACAATTTAACGATAGAGCTAATACCTATTACCACATAGGACATCCCGTTGATAAAATTGAATTACTCGTTTTAGGAGGGACCTGGTCGGAATATCCCCACGAATATCAAGAAGAATTCGTTAAAGATTTATTTTATGCAGCTAATGTATTTTATGATAATAATCCAAGAGAATCTCTTTCATTAATTGAAGAACAAAAATTTAATGAAACTGCAAAATGTAAAATTATTGGATTAACGCTTGAAACAAGACCAGATTCAATTACACCAGAAGAAATTAAACGATTTAGATATTACGGTTGTACACGTGTTCAGATAGGTATTCAACATACGAATGACGAGCTTTTAAGAATTATTAATCGAGGATGTTATTTAAAAGATACAATTCGAGCAATTAAATTGCTAAAGGATGCTTGTTATAAAATTGATATTCATCTTATGCCTGACCTACCATTTAGTACGCCAGAACTTGATAATGAAATGTTTGATATGGTACTTGAATCACCAGATTTGCAAATTGATCAGATTAAAGTATACCCGTGTGAAGTAGTTCCTTGGACGACAATTAAGAAATGGCACGATGAAGGAAAATATGAGTCATATGGTCAAGAAAAACTTATCGAAGTAATACTAAATTTTAAAAAAAAAGTTCATCCTTGGATAAGATTAAACAGAGTTATTAGAGATATTCCAAATGAATATATTTCAGGAGGAAATAATGTTACTAATCTTCGACAATATTTATTACAAATGTTAAAAGATAGAGGTGAAATATGTAAATGTATTCGTTGTAGAGAAGTTAAGGATAAAAAAATTGATCCAAATACTGCGAAATTAGTTGTTAGAACATATCCAGCTTCTGATGGTACAGAATATTTTATAAGTTTTGAAACATCTGATGAAAAAACAATCTTTGGATTTGTAAGATTAAGATTAGTTAAAAATTCATCTGTTGATTTCATTTCAGAAATTAAAAATGCTGCTCTCATTAGAGAACTGCATGTATATGGAAACATGAACCCTACTTTTAAATTCAAAAATGATGATTCAAAGATTCAACACGCAGGATTTGGAAAACGACTAATGAAAAAAGCTGAAGAAATTGCTTATTCACAAGGTTATAAAAAAATTGTTGTTATATCTGGAATTGGTGTTAAAAATTATTATCGTAAATTAGGCTATGAAAGTCAAGGAACTTATATGGTTAAAAATTTTAAAAATATGAATAGATATTTCTTTTTTATATTTATTATTATTTTTTCTATTATTTTCAAAATTTTTTGTTCTATTTAATAAAATTGATTTTAATTAAATTAAATTAAATTTAATTTATAACTATGAAAAATAAAACAATGTTATATAAAATTTTACAATTATTATTTATAATATACATTATAATAATTGATATTGAAGCAAATTCTGATTGTGACAAACATTTTAGATATTGTGTAGAAGATATTACAAATAAGAATTCTCCACATATTCAATGTGGTACTCTTGTTCACATCAATAATCAAACTTTTACTTGTTCGTGTTCTTCTACAAGTTGTTCATCTGTTAATAAATGTGATACTATTTATCAATTAGATGAAGAATGTCAAAAACGATACGATACAACTGCAAATGACTATATTGTACCATTTGGAATTATTATTTTTCTCGCATTCGTTTGTTCTTGTACTAGAAGAAATCTAACTAATAGATATGAATATGAAAATAGATATGAAAATGAAAATGAAAATGAAAATGAAAATAATTCTCATCAAGTATTAGAAATTACTACATATACATTAGATGATATTGAATTTATCGATAATAATGAAATTATTGAAAATCAAGAATGTGTTATTTGTTTAGATGAATTAAAACAAAACGAGCAGGAAGAAAAAACAATAGCAAAATTAAAATGTGAACATTTGTTTCATAAAAAATGTATATTTAATTGGTTTGATACAAAACCAGATTGCCCTATATGTAGAGGCAGTGTTGTAATTGATGAAGAAACTGTTGAAATTCCTATTTAAAAAAATATTTCAAGTCCCGAATTAAAGTGATAAATTTAATTCAATGATATTTTTGATATAATTGAATTAAATTAAATTTATATAATATAAGTTATTTATATTATATATTAAGTAAATTATGAGTTTCACAATTACTAAAATTAAAATACTTAATTTTTTTAATAAACCACCAACTAATAATGTTAAGATTGGAATAGAACTTGTTCGCTCCGGATTTCAATTTACATTATGGCAAAAATCTTTACAAGAACTTATTAGATTATGGCATAATGGACATTTTTTATCATATAATAATGAAATCAGTGACAAAATGACCTTCTATTTTAAATTACAAACCGGTTTTGATATACTTGATTTTCTTTATGCATGTTGGAAAGATAAAAGTGATATAACTACTCTTATACACCACTCATTAATCATATTTTTATGTTCATATTATGGATTGAGGAAAAAACTGGCAGAAGGTATTATGATATTAGGAGCCATGTCGAACCAATTATCTGGTATTGGATTTAATACTTTTAAAATATTAGCACTCACTAAACAACATAAATATACTAAAAAATTATTTACAGGCACTTCAATTCTTGTATTATTATCTCAAATTTTTTATAGAATACCAGTTCTTTTCTATATTGGCACATATTCTATCAAATACACCAAAGATAAAAAAACTATGAACAAATGGATATTCTTTATTCTATTACAATTATACAATGAATATGATTGGATAAAATGGTCTATTGGATTATTTGGATTTAAACAAAATAAATTTATTAATCATAAATCATTGTTTTTGTTTTCGATTCTATTTTCTTATCTTTCTGCCAAAAAATTTTACACTAAATTAGAAAATTATAAACAAATTCATATCAAACAACAAAATGATAAATTAATTTGTCTTTAAACTTACAAATTATAAGAGATTGTAATTCATCACAAATATAAATTATTTTTACTATTTTTTAAGACGGCTCAGTTGTGTCCCAAATAAAAACAGCCAAAAGTCGCCATTTGGGACATTACTGAAACCGATTAAAAAAAGCCCGTTTTTGACCCTTTTCATTTTAAAAAGTAAGACTGGTCAGTCTTGACCCAAATGCA